TTAAGGCTGGCATAGATAGCAGACCTGCGACTACCACCCTGCATGACCCTGCGGCCAATTTCGTTGACCATGAGCATCTTAGGAATAGGACCAGAGGACAGGCCACCAGTACCATTAAGGATACGTCCCTCTTCACGATAGACAGAGTAGTCAATACCAATACCACCGCCTGTCATCAGGCAGGACTCAGACTTCCAAGAGATGTCTGCCCAATCTTCTCTTGTATCTTCCTCTGCTTTGAGCAGGTAACAATTATTAAAGAACTTGTTAGGACGCCCCGCATAATATAAATAACGTCCACCCGGAATAAACTTAAGGTCTGTGATCAAACGTTTAAGGTGATCCTTCTCATCCTCTGTCATAAGATCTTGGCACACATCTTCAACTAATGTTGACGCCAGAGAATCCCATGTCTCACAACCATGATGGGCATACTTATGCTTAAAAATATCTTCACTAAACTTTGAACGAAACATAGGATTTTCGTTCGACCTAAACTGCGGCATGTTATTCCCCCTTCTCTTTGTATTCTAATTCTAATATTAACTGTGCGTAGTGGATTACTTTTTCTATATCTTTCTTACCTTCTCCTTTGGTACGATGCCTAGTTATGTATTTTATTACATTACCCTCAAAGTAGTCTAGATTATTTGCATAAATATATTCTACTGGCTGGATGCCACAATCTTTGTAGTGTTGACCACCAACTTGTTTATCAAGTGCTTTGTTTTCTTTCATGCGTCTTATATAATATCCTCTTGCGCTTTCATATACAGTTTCTGGACAGCTTACTTCGTCATATGAGGCTACTGAGTTTTCGTCTGAGTTCATGTATATTCTCCGATGTAACTGTTTTATTTTTCAAAGAAACAAGTAATTCTTTTTTTAACATTGTCATCTTCTGAGGTGATAACTTCGTAAGCAAAACTTCTAATATACTCAGGATTTAAACCAGCATTATCACAGATTTCTTCAAAATCTTCTGTCGTTACTCCAGAGGTTGTAAAAAACCAAGAGTATGCTAAAGATCTATTAATGGAAACACTAGTATCTGTTATAGAAGTATTTAGTTTTGCTAAATCCATAAGTGCTTGAAAGATAACTGATATATAAAGTTTTCTGTGGGAATTCTTTTTTAATGTGTGATGGCCCATGTCTTACCTACTTTATAATCACAATCTAATTCACATTTCATATTGAGTGTCCTTGTTGTTTCTTTAATAGCTTCTTTAGTTATATTACAAAAACTAGTTACATCTTTATTGTTAACTTCAAACTGATACTCATCATGTATGGAAGCTACTAACTTAGCATCTATATCAAATTGATTAATCTTTTTTATAATGTAGATAAGCCATTGCTTACATACTACAGCACCTGCTCCCTGAATACAAGTGTTTAAAACAGCATGGGGATGTCGTATCTTTAAGTAACGTCCATCAAGTCCTCTGATCCAGCCATTAGCTGCTTCTTTTTGTTTCCTGTCCCGTAATCCTTTGAGTGCTGGTAGTCTAGTTAAGAATCTATCAATCAATTCTATTCCTTCTGATGCATCAGCCCCGACTATACTACCAATTTTAGCAGGGCCAGCCCCATATAAAAATGCAAAGATAAATGTTTTAGCCTGATCTCTATTGTCCAATCCTATAAGTTTCATATTTGCAGTATGAATGTCACCTGTTAATATTTCTTGTATATACTCTGCGTCCCCCATCATATGTGCAAGACACCGTAGCTCTAAACTAGAGGCATCTGTACCTACCAAGGAATGTGTTTCTGTATTATTAATAGTCCATAGATCTCTGCACTCCTTACCATAGGGACTATATACAGCAGGAACTTGTGCCATATTGGGGCTGTGATGTGCCATTCTTCCGGTAATAGTCTTTAATGTAAGCACTCGTCCTCTTACTCTATCATCTGAATCACATGCTTTTAACCATGCCTTTAAAAGTCCTGTTCGTTTTTGTAATAAGAAAAATCTACTAAACATTTTAGCTTCTGGTAACTCACAAGTATTTAAAGTTTTCTCATTAACAATTATGTTTCCTTTTTCTGTAAGTAATGTAGGATTCCATCCCTTTTCTTTAAGCCGTTCTGCAATTTGTTTACGGCTTGCTATATTAAAAGGAATGTATTTAGTTTTTGTTTTTAATTTAAGTTCAATAGGAGGAAATATTTCTTGCGTCCTTTCTTCTAGTTCTCTTTCCTCTTCTTCAAGTTTAGCTAATAAAATACTTGCATCACGTACTTTAAAAGCGAAACCGTTTTTTTGTTGTTGATCTAGTATCGCTCTAATACTATGCTCAAGTCTTATTGATTTATTTGAAAAGTTTTTACCTTCTTTTTCTAAGTGATGAGCAACCTTCCAAGTAAGTTCCGCATCACGGATACAATACTCCAACATCTCTTCACTGTATGAATCGAAGTCATTAAAGTCTCCTTTCTTATATCCAAAACGATTTCCCCATGCCGCAAGTGAATGACCACCTTCTCGTACAGGATTGAAAAGCTGTGATTCTAATAAGGTATCTCGCACTTGACTTACTTTAATATTACAACCGAGTAGCTTGTTAAGAAACGGGGCATCAAAAGACACCCCGTTATGCATTATAAATTGATCAACTTTATTGGACCACTCTACAAATTTCTTACACTCTTCTAGTATCCATGTTTTAACTTCTCCTGTATCATAATCTTTTGAAACAATGCAATGAATTCTTTTTGCATCAAGTGAATCTGTTTCAATATCTACAATAGCTCTCATTATAAAGTTACTAACTTAGCATCTTTAGTATTGATGTGATAAAACTTTTCTCCTTTACTAACGTTTCGATTAGAGACTTCTTTCACTTCACTTTTAGACACAACATCTCCTGATATAAACCATGCTTGTTGGCAATCATTTCTAAAAATTACAAAGGTTAATAAATCAGATGGAAACTTATTCAACCACCTGTCTATTAGCTTATGTTTTCTATAGGGAATACGGACTTCCTTCCATTTTTCAGACCACTCTCCTTTCCATGAGTATTTTATTTCTACTTCAAAGAAATAGTTTATAAGATTTTCATCTGTATCTTGAAGACGATTAGATACAATATCAAAAGACATTGTTTCTTTATCATCTATATTAATATAATCATTCTTCTGAAGCCATTTTATCATAGCCTCTTTAGCTGTTGTATCAGCTACATTATATAATGCTTTATCAAAGCGTTTGGTCGTATTCATTAAAATCCTCTTCGTTGAGAGAGTCTACTTCTGACATCCTACCAGTTGTTGTATCATAATGCAAGTGACATGCAACACCTGTGTCACCAACGTATCTATTCTTTAAGACTCTGATCGTTGTGGTATTAGCTTCAAAATCATTGTCTGCCTGTTGATTTCTTTCCAAGGCTATCACACTATCACTAAGGTGTGCAATGCTGGCTGATCCACGAAGGTGTGAGAGTGTAACTTCTTTACCATTCTCATGACCATTGTCACCCATAGGGCGTCTCAGGTGACTGACAAGCAGCAAGGCTATCCCTGTTTCTTCCACAAGGGAACGTAGCTTGGTCATTAAGATATCGATAGATTTTCTTTCATCACCATTATCCTCTTGTCCAGACACTAGAATAGATAGGTGATCTAAGAAGATCCATTTAGTATCAAGCGCCTTTGCCATAAAACGAATACGATTTAATATCTCATCGTTACTTATACTTCCGAAGTGATCGAATGCATAAAATCTTTTAGTACCTATAGTATTTTTCTGCCATTCTTTTAACTGTTCTTTATCAAACTCATCTCTTACTTCTTTGATATACAGACGAGCATTGGCTTCAACAGACATTATATTAAAGACAGTGTTCCGGGTACTTTCTTCTAGTGCAAGCACACCTATATTATCTTCAGTGTTCTTTAGAATATGATGCATAAGTTCTCGCATGATACTTGACTTACCCATGCCAGCACCAGACGTGAAACAAACTAACTCTCCAGTACGAATACCAAATGTTTTCTTATTTAAACCTTCCCAAGGATAAGGACATGTGTAACAGAAATCCTCATCGTATAAAGAGTCTCCTAATGAATCGAGATTAATAATACCAGCCGGAGTATAAGGCTCTGCTGCCCACCATGTTTTAGTATACCTTTCCCTTTGATTTAACATCAGGTATTCATTAGGATCTTTAAGTTCAAGATTAACAATACGGCATTTGTTTGGCTCAAATATCTTAGCTACTTCTTCAGCAGCCTCTTTACCCTGTCTGTCACTATCAAAACAAAGTACAATATTTTCAAAGCTATTAAGATAATCAAAGGATTGTTTACAATTATTAACCGCTGACTTACAGCCACTCTTAATAGAAAGAACAGGCCACCGTGAGCCTAGTAGTTCGTAAGCACTCATGGCATCTATCTCACCCTCACATAGGGTTACATACTTACCACCTTTAGGAAATAAATTCTGACCAAAGAGGAGAGCTTTACCAATATCTCCTTCTATCCAGAAATCTTTATTCTTTACTTTTCTAATCTTAGTAGCTACATGTTCACCTTTATCATCAACATATTGATAAACATGTTGGCTTTGTTTTTCAGCACCTGTATCCTTAACAAATGTTTTATATTTTTTTACGGTATCGAGTGTTAGCTTTCTATCTGGAATAGCAGCCAGATACCCAGCAGTTTTAAGAAGTTTAGTATCTGTTGTTTTTGGTGTGTTGTGATAATTTGTTTGGTTCATATAGTTCTTTTCTTCCTTGTTAGAAAAACGAGTTTCACATGAAAAGCAAAAGGAATGTCCATCTTTATGTTGAACATTCCCTTTAGTTGATCCGCATTTAGGGCATAAGCCCCTTGTTAACCAGCCTTCTGGCATTACCATTTTCCTTTGCTGAGTTTAAACATTTCATCACATATGGTTTTTCTATACGATGCTAGTTCCCTTTCTATAGATACTAATGTTTCAATTTTTGTAACTCTCTCCATATTTTTAAAGCCTTCTTCATAGATAAATATAAGAGCTTGTCTATCCTTTTCTTTTTTGACTGATACTATTTTCTTAGAGGAATTCATTTTGAAATAACTTTCTGTAACACATAAGAAAATCTAGGATCAGAACCAAGGTGATGCCAGAGTATCTTTCTATATTTAAGAGCAGTAGTACCTTCTACTAAAGAAGAAAAAGATTCTAAAATCTTTTCTTTATTCTTATTAATTACTACTAAGTTCCAAGTATTAAACATGTGTGAGCGACCCCCTCAAAAGAGGGGGGTTGCGAACATTAATTATAATCTTCGATATCATTTTGTATGTTAGTAAGAAAATCATATTGATCTGCCATTATATCTTCTACTTCTTTTTTAGCTATACCCTTAGCGGTTTTAGTATCATAGCCTTCTTGTTGGTACTGCATAGTTAGTTCCTTAAAGAGCTGCCGTCTTTCTTTTTGCCAAAGATTCTTATTGCTCATACCCCGTACTGCCTTCTTCCACGTCATTCCAGAACTGAGAAACGTCATTGGAATCTGTTGGATTATAACCACACTCAATCATAAAGTCATGCAGTGCATTGTAGTCTTCTCTATTTGTTTTAAATTTTTGTTTATACTCTTCAAAATTTACTACGTTATTTTTAGTTAAAGATTCCCAAGACTTATCTATAGACATGCCCGCTGCTTTTTCTAAATCTTTTGTCAAAAGCTCTATCCTTTTATGTGATCTGTTTAGCTGTAGTTTTAAACTCGATAGTTGTTTAGTAAGTATCTGTTTTTCTTTATCAATTTCCTCCATATCACTTGCTCCTTTTATAGGTCTGGTAAAGCGACCTCCAACATAATTATTATAATAGGCAAAAGAATCAGTACCGTCAACTACTTTCGTAAGAACTCCTAACTTTATTTGATAGTGAAGCTCGTAGTACTTCATTGTTCTTTTGTTTTCGTATTGATCTATAAATTCAAATAAGAAATTCTTCTTCCCTATTTTTTTTATATCTTCTAACAAAGCTTTAGAAGATCCCATATATTCTTTCCAATTAGACACAACTTTTTTACCATTGCGTTTCATTGTATATTGTTTACAACCTATGTAAGCCTTCTTTGTTTTTTTATTTGTTATCTTATAGACAAACCCAAAGTATTTATCAGGATCAGGTGTAACTTTTTTAGTGTGTCTCCAGTGCATTAAGATTCTTTTATTTCTAAAACATCAGGTTCTCTTGCTACTTCAGTAAGATACTTTTTATTTTGTGCATAATTAAATACCCGAAGTCCCTTACCCCCATTAGAATCACTCCAACATAGTTGTTTATAGTCACAATAAACACAGCCAACAGCAAGCCTACGGTTGCCAGACTTACCATCAGGTATATCGGAGTAGCACTTATCAGGTAGGCTATCACTACTAACCATCTCTTTAAGGTAGTCAACTCTTTCTTCAGCATTAATCATCTCCAAAGAATGTACAGGAGTTAAACATATCTCTCCTGTTGATTTATCAATAGCAAGAAAAGCTGCTTCATCTAAACCATTTGCTTGAGCATAGGCTGAGATCTGTGGAATATATCCAAAGGGATCATCATCATACACACGATTGTTTTTAAATTTCTCAAAGCCTCTACCCGAAGCACTCTTACAATCTACTAAGACATCATCTATGATAGCGTCTTGATGGCCCTTGACACCTGATACTAGAAGTTCTTTTTGTGTATCCCTTACAGAATGCCCGGAGACTTTTGTAAATAGAAGAAGAAGTTCTTCAAGGATATGACCGTATAAAAATTTAATTCTTGTGGAAGGGGGTAAGGGTGCAGCTTTATTTTTTTGATTAACATTATACCAAAGCTGTCTATCAGGTTTTCCTATAGCAGATAACCTAAGTTTATTATCTCTTTTTCTATCTTCAAAGAGAGCTGTTATTATTTGTTGACCAACTTCTGTGCAAAAAGTTTGGACATGTTTATCTAATTCTTTTTTATCTATATCAGGCTCATCACCAAATAAATTATAGATGTCGTCAACTAAAGTTTTAATATTTTTTTTCATAAAGAAATGGGAGAGCTACAACTAGTAGCCCTCCCCCTTATAATGTTAAGAAGCAAAAGGAATGTCATCATCCGATGTATAACCAGATTCTACTACTTCAAAATCTTCCGAGTTATCTACAGCATAAGGAACTAATGTTACTACTTGGACTTTAGTTAGATCGGCACCCCGACCTGCCTTGCCTTTATATTCCCAATCATAGGGACGATAAAGAACATTAACCTTTGACTCATTACCAATAAGAGTATTAAACATTGGTTCACGATTAGAATCAACTAAAGCAGGTGCTAGGTTAGTACCGTTTTTACCTTCAACCTTACGCTTAATGGTAATGAAGTCTCCACGATCATCATCTTTGTTTTTAATTGTTAGTCCATCAGCCTCTACTTTTGCACGGTTTTCAGCATCAAGAGCTACATCAATAGTCCAACAAGGTTCGAACGTAGTATTAGGAGCGCTCAAAGAAGCCCACCAAGCTAGTCCAGTTATATGAGTCATTGTAGTCCTTTCTATTTAATGACTATTAAGTTCTAACACACATCGTATATAGCTGTCAACAAAAAAGTTACGCTGCCATTTCTAATTCCTTCCATGCTGGGGAGATAAGCATTTTTGCTACCCGATCTTCACGCAATTTAACTTTAGGTTTGTTTTCTTTAACACCACTGGTTGAGTAACCTGAATAAAAAGTACCTCCATTTTTACCTGTCATAAGACTAGGATGAGAAGACCAATAAGTAGCAGCGTTGTAAACATTATATAGTGTACCTTCTGTGTTCGTACCATACTTTTGATAAGCGCCTCGTCCAGTAATATGGCGGCTCTCTTCGTCAAAGATCTTCATAAGATTAGAAAGCATAAGTTTATTACCTGCGTTCTCTCTCTTAACATTGTCTATCTTTTTAGCTAAGGTATCTTTAAAGAGTTCAATAACACTATCACGTTTTATAGGAGTGTTATACCATTTCTTTATCTGTTCCATACCATCACCACTAATATACTTAGTAGCTGTTCCAATCTTACCTGCAAATCCAAGAACATCAAAGTTCTTTGAGTGCCTACCGTACACGTAAGCAAGCTTGTTACCGGCAACAAGAGTATTCCAACACTTACTACGCCACACCCCCATCATTCCATTGTTAGCCCATGTTCTGTTATGTGAGGTACGAAAAACAAACTCAGGTACTACCAACTCAGTCTGTCCTTTACCTAACCAACCATCACCACCATCAAGATAGGTCTGTTGGCCCTCAAACCTAGCCTTCAACTCTAGCTGAGCACCTTCGTTAATAACTTCAATGTCAAATTTTGTATCAGATAGATCAAGGCTTATAGATTCATTTTGTGAGGCAAGCAGTAAAGATTCTTCAATGCCTGTAACAATGTCTTTGTATTGAACAGGAGTATAATCTTTAGATACTATTGAAAGAACTTTACCCGTATCACTACGCCTAAGACCTACCCCAAGATCTTCTGGTATCTCAGGAATAATAAACTTTTCTACTTCAAATTCAATTTGATCGTGATTAAACATCTGCATTAGCTTATCCTTTAAGAGTTTTATAAGAGAGAATTGTCCCTCGAAGAAGGGGACAATTATCGATTCTTTTAACCATGTTCTTTATCTAACCAATCATCATAGTTATCTTGAAAAGATTTCAGTTCTGTTTTAATAAAGCTATTAACTTCTCCTACATTTAAATGTTTCTCTTGCATCTTCTTTCTAACTAAACTTAAAATCCAAGGATCATTACCATTAAAAGCATAGTCAATGATTTCTTTTTTAGATTTAAAGATTGGGGTTGTCATCTTAGTTCTCCATTAGATGTTGATGTGTACACTGTAGCTATCTGTATTACCGTATCTATCATGGTTTGATTTACAATTAGTACATATATAAATATTCTTTTCCATGATACTCTTCTCTCTACAACTTAAACAACTACGCTCTCTAAACTTTTTATTTTTCGCTATTAATTTTAATTTTAGCTGTTCTTTTCTAATATCTTTTGCCAGTGTTTCAAAAGATTTCTTACTAACTACTACCTTTGTAACTGCATTTCTATTGCGATTTATTAGACCTATTATTACATTTTTAGTTAACTCTCTTGATGAATTCATTGCATATAGTTTTTTAGCTTCATCACTTTGAGATATAGATCTTGTATTCATACCACTGTTCCAACATCTTAAAACAAAATTAATAAGCTCGTATGAATTAGGCATCACGGTATCTCCTTATGTATGTGAATAGCCATCAGACTCAATACAACACCACATTCCATTCCAATATACTATGCTAACTTCTGGTATACCTAGCATGGATTTTACTTTACGTCTATAAGTTAAATAACTTTCTTTAATATTATTTGTTTCCCATTTATTATAAATTGTTACTTGTTGTTCTTTAGTTAGCTTCATCATTCTTCTCCATCTCAATAATATCCATCCAAGCATTCATTAGTAAGCACCCTTTCTATTCTAATGTCTGTATACAATCTCTTCTATCTCAGCTTCAAAAGCTACTTTGCCACCTAACTTATTAAAATTATGTGGATATTTCTTTAAGTTATATAAGAAAGATTCTAGATTAAAGCTACTGGTTTGAAAGTTCTTTAGCAATGCTAATTGAAACTCTTGATTTTTCTTTGTCCTTTCAGTAAGCAAAGGCATGGTAGGTGCATGTTGAATCTTGTTTAATTTATAAAGTACATCTCGAACATGTCCATTATCTAATCCACCTTTAGGTATCTTTCCTTGCTTAAAGTTATTCATATGCTTATGCTTTCTTAGATATACCTCATTATAAATAGCCACTAGAACTTGTATTGTAATCTTATTTGTACTAAGTAAACTATTAAAGACTTCGTAATCTAGTTTACCTTGGCTTCTGTAATGCTTTAGGTAATCTTTAGGTTGCCAATTAACTTGTGTTGTGTTAATAGTTATAAGATCTTCATAAGTCCAATCGTCTTTGTTAATAATTTGAACTTCAATAGGATATCTTAGTACTTTAGCAGCCTTATACCGGGTTTGCCCATCAATTATATTATAATTTGTGTCAATTAGGATCGGCCTTAAATGTAAAACATTATTATCTGCTATAGATTTTACTAACTTAGTTATCTTTGAAGGTAGAATTTCTCTGTTTACTTCAAGAATATTTAAAGCATGATATAAAGGATCATCATATTCAACATGCAATACTTTACTAGATACTTTTAAACCATCATGTAAATTTTTAGCAAACATTTTAAGCTCCATTAAGAAGTTAAAGAGTAAAGATTAAGAGAGGCGACACCCCTCAAAGAGGGGGGTAGAGCCGATTTAGTTTTCTGTATAGAATAGATGTGAACCAAGAGAGCCAAGGTACGTAATCCTTTCGTGTCTTGACCAGTAAGGACTAACTGCTCTGGTATGATAGTGAGTAGCTTCAAGAGTTATCTCAACTAAAATACCATTCATCGCCATAGCAGCTACTTTAATTGCAGTTTCTTTAGCTCTCTTGTTGTACATTCTTTCAGACTTACCATCACACCAGTAAGAGAAGGCACACTTATGTCNTATTGGATTACCCTTATAGTATCTTCCTTGACGAACTACTTTACATACTGTATTGGGATAGTTAGGTAAACGTACACGTTCTATTATCACATTAGCTATGGCTAACTGAGCTATCAATTCTTCTGATCTACCTTCAAAATAGATAGCCTCTACTAGACACTTTCTTTCTGTATACTCATTGTCATTCAAGTCTTCTGAAGCATACGCAGGAGTCATTAGTATTATTAAGCATACTAATATTAGAAACATAATTATTAAATGTAAGTGATGTCTCATTTAAAATTACTCCATGTCTATAGTTGATTGACCCCAGACAGGCATGTTAGTATCTTGCAACCTGACTATTTTAAACGCAAATGCATAATCTTTAAGAGCATCTTCTTCTGAGTCATAGGACTCATAGTAAGTCCTATGACCCTTACCATAGCACTCATAACACACAGAGTGTCCTTCAAAACTTGTGCCTGTCATGCATTCTAGATTGCCATGTCCTTCACATGCCTCACATAATATATATATTTCATGTGTTGCTTTGGTTACGGATGTCATGCTAAATCTTTTAGTAGTCACTGTTTTCCTCCAGCAAGCAGCTTGCAGCTTCTTGTTCAGCGTGTTCTTCTGCTTCTAATGGGTCCATACCATCTTCTATTAATATCTTACATATCTTTTTTTGTAACTTCCAAAGTTTATCTTCTCTAGCTATAGCTATTTTATAATTTAAAGACATTATTCTTCCTTTAGTTGTCTAATAAGATAGTGACGAGCATACTTCCCTGCATCTTTAGATTTAAAATACTCATTAACATCTTCAACAATTTCATCATGACTAAAGTTATTGTTCATGTCACCACCATAAAAATATCTATTGCAGAAATATTCTATATCCATGATCCAGTTATTTATCTTTGACATCTAAGATATTACCTCTACTACATCTGTATCTTCCGTATGATACAGTTCCTGAATGATAAGCTCATTTACAAGTTGAATAGCTTCTTTAGTATCTAGTGCAGCACGGTAGAGTCCTCTTTCTGTTTTCATGTCTAGTGCATCATGTAAAGCATCTCGAATAATTTCTAGCTTTTCTTTCTTGGTCATTTTATTTATCCTGCGTTAAATGATGCACAAATTACAGCACCGGGGTATATATCACTGTCTGGCTCACCTACGACCTCGCCTAAATACATTACCTTTACAAGTCCGGGTCGTACTACCCAAGTATCATACATATCAAAGTCACTTGATCCACCACAAGGATGTATCTTCTGTGCCTCTTCTGCACTATCAGCAACCACCACGGCACTGTCGTAGGTATCGTAACTTGTGTTGATGTTCTGGTGTAATCTAAATAGTTTCATTAGTCCATCTCCATCCATTCTGATTCAGTTCTACGTGTAGCTTCTGCGTAGGTTTCATTGCAGCCTTTAGGCCACCCATCCAACTCCAGATACTCCACCCATAAGTCAAAGATATTTTCTTTGAGCATTTCGTTTTCATGGTTACTCATTTATTGTCACCTCTGCTTCAGTTTCAATCCCTTTCAGTTGAATCTGGTACAATTTTCAACGATCTATTTATACAAGTTCGTATACTTTCAATACCTTCAAATAAAGTTTGTATTTGATCATGTAGATCGTATGCTCCGCTGCTATCTGCGTCTCTGTCTATTGCGTCTAATATCCTACGCTTTTGGTTCATAGCTTTTGACAGAGCTTTTAGCTCTAACAGAACTTCTATTTTCATTCTATTATGATCCATTTTTATCTATCCATTTCTGTTACATTTACAAACATTAGATGTTCATGTGTATCATATGCTTTCAAGTGTGCAGCCTTCTCATTTTCTGCCTGTACTACCACACTATCGGGGTAGAATATACCTTGCGCTCCCACAATTCTACCTTTTCTCCATGATACTTTATAAGTTTTCATTGTGCTTACCTTTTCATGTTGCGTAAGTTATGTTTGAACAATAGTTCTTCAACCCGTTGATGGTTTATCTCTGCCGTATCCCTACTGTCGAACCAATGTTTATATGTTTCCCAATCCATTGGCGGCAGGTTATTAGACTCACATTTATCAACGTGATAATCGTAATCTTTCGTGCGACGTTTAGCCCATTCTTCCTGTGTTAATTCAGACATTTTATTTCCTCAATGAGTAGTTGTCTATATCCTTGCTGAAAAGAACTATTCGGGGGATCATTGTCAAAGCTTTTTAATGCTTTCTTAACCCAAGCTCTTCGACCCTTTTCGAGTACTTCTTTTAATTCATTATCAGCAATCATATAGCCAATGTAAAAATTGTTCATCTTTATTTCTCCTTGTCTAAGTGTTCAGTAGGTAGACGATGCCCCTCGAAGAGGGGGGTGTTGGAGCGATTATTAAGATCTTTTATTCGTCTGCGTGTATTTCATTGCGGTTTTGATGCGTCTATGTGCTACTCTCAACGCATCTGGATTAGAGTCTACTATAGATAAAGCATCATCTGCATCGGATAGCAGCATGAAAATCCAATCCATAGCTAAATTATGTTTTGCTTTTGATTCAGATAAATCATAGTTAGCTTCTCTAAAAAGCGTTTCAAATGTTGTCATCATTTATTTCCTCTAAATAAAGACTAAGAAGCGATAACGCCCCTCAAAGAGGGGGGTGTTGGAGCGATTATTAAAGTCATCAAAGCTATCATCATGTTACTCTTCAGTATATACATAGATGATGAGAATATATAAATCAGTTTGATAGTGTGATATATATACAACAGCTATTAGTCCCTTGTATTTGTTAATCTTTATAGATTGGTTAGATTATTACGATGGTGGTTTATTATGCAACATACACATAAACAGGATGAATTACACAGATTAGTGCGTCTTTTTGAACGGTTAGGATACATAACTGGGTGTTTAGTACAGTTTAATGTATGTTTTTGATAGGTTAGGATACAAAAGCAGGGAAAGGGAGGTCTTTCAACCCCCCAGTCCTGTTAATCTTTATCAAGTATCAGCTTGATGGCGTACAGTCCCAGTACAAACAATCCGTGGCTAATGATAAGCCACATCCACCCCACGTATGGGATGAGATGTCGTTCGTTCACCATCATAATGCCGATGATCGACATAACTAAGAGTACAATTGCTAGTATGCGTATGGTCATAGTGGTCTCCTAAAGGTTAGGGAGAGGCCGAAGCCCCTCCCAGTTAGATCAGAACGTGTCATCAGTGACGTCAGGTATATTCAAGCTGTTCTCCAGAGCATCGAGCCTAGCCTTCAACTCCACATTCTCTTTCGCCAGTTCGGCCTGTGCCTTGGTGATGCCAGTGTCTATGGAGAAGTTACAGATCACAAAGTCCTGATCATTACTCCATGCAACGAGATCAACAACTGTACCATCAAGCTGGGTGAATGTACCGTAGCCAATCTTCCTTCCTTGGGTGGTCTTTCCCATGTTGTATTTAAGCTGACCGTTACCCGGCTTCTGGACAAAGGCGGGCTTCTCTGTGAGAGCTAATGTAGCCATGGTGTAAGTCTCCTAGTAGGTTAAGTAAGAGAGGGATCGAAGCCCCTCGAAGAAGGGGGCGTAGTCACTCGATCTGTCAACAAGGAGTGGTCTAGTCTTAGACACGGTCCAGCGGTGTCTCGCTGGCCTTTCGCCCTTGAGCGGAAGGTATCTTTTAAGCTGGCTAAACTCAGTCGTGTGTATATTTACAATATACCCCCTACCAAAAATCCATGCCACATATATATATATATATCCCCCCTGAGACATATTTACCAAAAATACAAGGGTCAATATAATTAAATTATTATCTGTCTCTATAGAGATCTTTATAACTTATTATTATTATTATATTCTTTATAGTGCTTGACGTATCTAAAAGTATGTTATAATACTCTATAGAATGATAGAGAATGATGAAGACTACTTATTATCGCTTGTAAAGCTTAATAGTCTATTAGACACACAGGTTTTGGAAAATAGTAAAAATGATTTCCTGACCTTTGTACGTTTATTAGCTCCCACACTTGTGTCTGATTGGCGTATGGGTAAGCATATTGAAGTGATATCAAATAAATTAAAGCAATTAGAATCTGGTGAAGTAAAAAGATTAATGGTCTTCTTACCTCCCCGGTCTTCCAAGTCTGTCATCTGTTCAAAGCTCTTTCCGGCATGGTACATTGGCCGTAACCCTGAACATGAGATATTAACTGTTTCCCATAGTGATCAGTTGTCCAGTGATTTTGGTCGAAGCGTCAGAGATATTGTTAATACAGAACAATTCATGGATATCTTCAAGGGTGTCTCTCTTCGCAGCGATGTGCGGGCTGCTGGTAAGTGGAAGACAAATCAGGGTGGAATGTATTACGCTGCTGGTGTCCGCTCCCAGATTGCAGGACGTGGTGCCCATGTAGCTATCCTTGACGATGTCATGTCTGAAGAAGATTCTTATTCGGAAGCTGGTCGTCGTTATGTTAAAGAGTGGTATCCTGCGGGCTTACGCACACGTATCATGCCTAATGGTTCTATTGTTATTATCAATACTCGTTATCATTATGATGATCTGTGTGGTTGGTTATTAAAACAACAGCAAGAGATGGATGAGTATGAAACAATTCCTTGGGAAGTTATTCGTATCCCGGCGTGGTTAGATGAGGAAGCTGCTGAATTACTTGATATGGAGCCGGGAGGAAGTTACTTTCCTGAGTGGAAGACGGATGAAATATTACAGATAGATGAGAATGAAATTAAAGCAAGCAATGGCAGTCGTTACTGGAATTCGCTGTACATGCAAGATCCTACCCCGGAAGAGGGTGGTTTAATAAAAAAACAATGGTTACAGGAATGGACGAATGACGACCCTCCTGCTTGTGATTTTGTAATACAAACATACGATACTGCTTTCTCTACTAAAACTACGGCTGACTATAGTGTTATACAGACGTGGGGTATCTTTTCTATGTTCCAGAAAGAAGGGGATGGTTCAGAAGATTATGTTTCTAATCTAATTCTTCTTGGTAATGTAAGAGAAAGATTTGAGTATCCCGAGTTACGACGTAAGGCACACGAACTTTACAACAGACATCATCCTGATATTTGTATAATCGAAAAGAAAGCTAGTGGTCAGTCACTTATACAGGATATGCGAAGGTCTGGTTTGCCGGTACGGGAATACACGCCTGACAGGGATAAGGTATCTAGAGTTTATTCCGCCAGCCCTTTGATTGAGGCTGGTAGATTATGGATACCCAAGGGTAAGAAATGGGGAGATACTTTAATAGATGAATTATTAAAGTTTCCTAATGCAGCACATGATGATCAAGTAGATGCTATGGTTATGGCTGTACATTACTTAAGAGACTCATGGCATCTGTCACATCCCGAAGATCCTGTGTGGGAAGAAGAAGCTTCCACAAAGAAATCAACCTACTGGAACTTCGCAGCATAAGGTGTGTTATAATAGTATTGGGATTAAAAGGGAAATATTATGGCAGGATTAACTTCCTTATCACGAAAAAAGAATATTAAGGGACAACCCCACAAACTCGCCTATGTTACTGAGGCTGAAAGTGATCTCCTAAAAGCTATGGGCGGCGCTGGTAAACCTGTGAAAGGAACCAGAGGTATTCCTGCTTATTATTCAGATCCTGGAGATGCTGCTGATATGGGTGGCCCCTCCGAAGGTGCGGCTGAATCTGCTGGTGGTGAGCCAGAAGGGATTATGGGATTTTCTCCCGGTGGGTGGGAAGGAGCA